TCGCCGAATCCTTCCACACTCAAAGCGTCGATTTTATTCTGTAGTGTAATCGTCACGGGTAGTAAAAATAATCGTTCGTTCCCCTAGATGTGAATGTATCAATAATCAGGTTCTCTGGTCTACGATAATCTGCAAACTTGATCGGAGCGGCAGTTGGAATCTCGTCGCCCTCCATCACCTTCTCTTCTTCCTGCACGGCTAGGGATAGGTTGGTCAAGAACTCTTGAGGCTTCCTATTCTCACGCGAGTTGAGCGCGAGGATTGCATAGATCATCGCATCCGCAGAGAACTCCACCAACTCCTGCCCATCTTCCAAGTCGAAAAACTTCTTCCCCGCATACAGCGTAACGGATTGGCATTTATTTGGAACGCGGAATCGGCGGTATACCGGATTAACATCGTTAGGGTGGTAGATCGCAAGCAACAGACTGCTATTGCTATCGGGATTGTAGGCATACACCCTTACCCTCCCCTTGGTCTTTGGTTTGGATGCAGCTCGTATTGATACCACTCTTTCTGCGGACAATGCTTTCTGCGGCGGCGCAATCGTCGTTACCTTTGCATTGCGATAAGTCGAGTATTCGTCCTGCGCCTCAAACATCAACTCCACTCCGACATCCTCTGGGTTCTCCAGCATCACGCCGATTTGGTATGGCGCGGTTAGGTAGTCTTGGAATATTGAATGCCGACCACCGATCTCTGTGATCATGCGGTGGCAGGATGTCTCTTGCTGGAGGTGGGCTATAGCCGTTGAATTGAACCACTCGTCGGATAGTGTCGCCGGATACTTGTCCAACCACGCAAGCTTGATCTGCTCATAGCGGTTGGGGAGCGTAAAGCAGCAATCAACGCAGCAGATGTTCACATACTCTGCTGTGGTATTCCACTCCCGCTTATTGTAGAGCAGGCGGCGGGCTTGGTTGATCGCTTTGACTGCGCGTTCAGGCGAGCAAGTCCCTGAATCGCCGACGAATCCGCGAACAACCTCCACCATCTCATCGAGGGTATCGGCCATTATCGGTGACGATAATTACTTGCTATACATTTTGCCAACAGTTGGCAAGGGCTTGGCAGAGTAGGCGGTAGCCTTCTTGGTTCCGAGGTTGGGTTTGTTGCCCATGCCTTCTTGGATTTTTCCGCGAGTGGGTGCGCCACCGCTCATCAGTTTAGGGTCTGTTCCTTTTAACATAGTATTTGGTTTTTGGTTTGTTGTTTACGCGGTGTGTATTGCCGTCCACCGCAATTGTGTGACGGTTGCAGGATTGTTATCCACTAGGACTGTGAATCCTGTGGTTGTTTGTCCAGCCTGCAAAATGTATTTCCCTGCCGCCGCTGCTGTGGCGGTTCCGATTGGTTGTAGTGCAACTCCGTAGTCTGCGCTTGGCAATGCGGCAAATGAGATATTTAGTGTAAGCGGTCCAGCGCCACCAATCGTAATTACTCCGGTTCTGACTTTAATGGCTGGCTCAAGCGCATCAACCCTAGTATCCAAAGAATTGATTTCGTTTTGCTGGCTGGCTAGTTGGTTGTTAATTGTTTGAATCTGTTGCGGAGTAACATCGCCCAACCCCGGCACATTGATTGTGCCATTGGCAAGAACCTCGTCAATAAATGCTTGCAAGATTTCAGTCCAGTTTCCAGATGGACAAAAGTCGTCTGGAACAGAAGGGAATACTAATTGAGGAGATGAATCCTGATTGTCCATTACGCAATAGAGTAGTCCCAATATCTCTCTTGGCAACACAAAAATAAGGGGCATTCTTGTTCCATCTCGTCGTCTGGGCAGTCGCCGATGGGACTATCTTCGTTGTTCTTGATGTTCGCCATCACCCTCACTCGGTCCACCGTGGCGTTTCCAGCCAAGTTAATCTTAAGCTGGAACTCGCTTCCCTCAATGGATGGTATCTCTGCTATCTGATTGCACTCGTCTGGATCGGGGGTGTTGAACTTGTATCGCTTGTATAGACTTCCGCCTCTGCGCGGATAGCAATTATCGGTAACGATAGGCGAACAGGGCGGGCATCCATATGTGCTGGGCAACTTAATCTCGCTCCAGCATGGATTGGAGTCGGCTCGATACTCTACCGAGCTAGTCACTTCTCCGGGTATTTCACTCAACCACATCTCTCCACCAGTTATCCTTTTGCGAAGGAACTTGTTTGTCTGCTCCGTTCTTGAGAAATCATATCTTGAAGTAGTGAAGAATGATTCAATCTCCGATGTTCCGTTCGGGCCGTAGTCGGCTCCGCGCACATTGGTAACTTCGTAGAGTCGGTTCTTGTCATCCTTGTCGAACGAGAAGGCAAATCCCCTTTGTTCTCCGTTAACTAATGCGGTAAGTAACTGCGATGGACGAATACCTGTCCATAGCCCATTCCATCGGAATGTAAGCTGGGCGTCTGGAGATGGGGAGGATGCTTGGTCAAGATCAAGCACCACCATTCCTCTGTGGTATCTGTGCAGTCCAGTTACACCATTCTCCGCTTGGGTGCTTTTGGTCTGCGGGGCAACTGTGTTGATCAGATAGTTGTTGATGAACATCGTGCTAGCGAATTGCTTCAACCATGATGTGTCACGCGATACCCACTTGTTCACATCCCTTGAGAGTTTTCTCATGGAGAAGTAGCGGTAGAACTCTGTTTGGCTGTTGCTATAGAAAGCCCAGCCATCGTGTGAGCGGAACCATAGCTCGCTGTTAACCGTGGTTAGATATGGACTGGCGCATCCTCGGCCAAGCAAGGAAACTCGCTGGATATTGGATGTGTTCCACTCCGATCTTGGGATGCTCACATCCATTGAGAACGCTCCGTTGGCGCATAGGACTACCAATGCTCCTTGCCCGCGCAGGTTGTCGCCCAAGTCCGGCATCACCTTCATCCCAGTGATATTCCCCATCATCGCTGGTGTGCTGAACGCGCCACCCTCTGCCCAATACCCGATCTCTGTGAAGTTCTCGGTGTTCAGCGTGTCTGTGAATCCGTTTCCATAGATGATGTCCGAAGCGTAGATTTGATTGAATCGATCTGACACGAACACGCGCCCGAAGGCATACTCCATGATCGTCCCAATCGGCATCTTTTTAAGGAACGGATTAAGCCTGTATGCCGGAACGGACAAGTCTCCACCCCAGCTAATCGCATTCTGGTAGCCGTTCTGGATATAGAGCCGATCCTCTGCCTGCACAAACCATGTGTGCATCAAGTCTGGATCGTTTCCATCAATCAGCTTGTAGGCATACGCCGTGTTGTTTACGATCTTGAGGAAGTAGATAACTCCAGATATGGATAATGCTATGCCATCGCTAGCCTCAAACTTTGTCCGGCGGTATGCGTAAGCGCCTTGGAAGTTTCCCTTCTGAATATCGTCAACGATAGTCGCTTCTTGATTTTCTCCAGCGACCATTCGGATATTCCGAATACTTGGTCTGGTGCGATTCACTCCACCCCGAAAGGTTCTGTTGACCGACTCTGCTACATAAAACTCTGGAAGATAAGATGGATGAGTATCGGCGTCTTGGGCTACGATACTTGTGAATCCATCAAATACTGTCCCTTCACTTGCCATTTAGGTTTTGATGAGATACCGCATCGCGATGTTGCGCGGACGAGTTTCTGTTCCGCCAGTAGAGTCTGTTGTAAATGTAGCTCTATTTAGATTGCTGCCAGCCGCAGCAATTGTTGGTGAACCAAGCGCCCCAGTATCACCATCTAATGTATGCGTGTGGCTTTTAAACTCATCTGCTTGCTTCGCCCCAAGTGCTGCGCTCGCCGTTCCGTCCACATTGGTTCCAAATCCACGAATGAAGTATCCGCGCAAATCAGGGAGCCTAAAGTCGGTTGGCCCCTCGCCGCCAATATTGTAAGTTGAACTAATGACTGCAAACAGATTGATGTATGTCCCTTGGCTCACAACCGCGCCGTCGCACTCAAGATATCCACTAGGAATCGCAACCGATACTGGTGCAGCGTAGGGCAGAATAAGCCCTGTCGGAACCGGAGACAAGGATTGGGGTGCAAATTCAATGTTTGATCCCACATATTGCAATGACTCGCCAGCAACTCCATTGACGAATGAAAGCGTGCCGAGCGTATTCTTTACAAGCACACCATCTCCCGATGGGAATAGGGTAGCAAGGGGGCCAATCTTCCACGATGCCCCATCCCAATACGCGAGGAAGTTGTCCAGCGAGTTGGTTGGCTCCCATGCTTTCATTGTGCCATCCGCAAGAAGGACTACGATTTTTGGGGCTTCTGACGCTTGGTGTTCCGCCATCTGGGGGAGCTTGATAAGCTGTGCATCGCTGCCGTCGGAGAACTGGATGTTCCCTGCGGTGGTTTGGTGGAGGAGTGCAGGAGTGCTGGTCTTGGTAATAGTCTTCTGGCAAGACGCGGAGTCCTCTACAACCAAACGCTGTGCATCTGTCGTAGTGGGAAGCGGCTCGCAGAAGACGGGGAATGTCGGTTCGCAGGGTGGTGCTGGTTCGCAAGGCATAGGATTATGTAGTTACGGCTTTAATGACTGCGAAAGCAATGACAATGGCTTCGCCTAAATTTCCCGCTGTAATATTGCGGACATTGATTGTTGCGCTTCCAGCGGCAGACTGGGCGTTAAGTAGATATGAGCCAATTGTTCCTCCAGAAATGTGATTTAGAACCAATACATCTCCAGCGGCTATTGTGGAATTGTTGAAAATAAATGAGACGGTTGTGTCTGCATTTAGTGTTGCGTTGTTCAATGTGATCTGACCGCATGGCCGATTCAGAGCTACCGCTGTTGCTTTGTTGGTTAGCTGCGTCTGTGTTCCGCCAGCACCAGTTGAATAACCAACCCCAAATGCTGAACTGCTTGTGCGGATTGCGCCAGACGCTTGAATCCCCCCAACTACTGTAAGTTTCTCTGCGGTGGTATTTGTTCCGATGCTTACATTGCCAGCAGCATCAATTTGGAAGGGAGTGACATCTGGATGCAATTCGTCTTCCACAACAAAAGAAATCCCAGTTCCTTGCTGCGTCACGCGAAGAGCGGTATTCGGAGATGTTACATCAATAACTAATCCTCCCGTCATTGTGTCGCCAGTTTTCTGAACTACATTTGCCAATGTGGTTGCGGCATCTTCGGCAGATTGCTGCGCGTTTTCTGCATTTGCAAAAGCAGACTGCGCCGAGCTATAGGCAAATCTTGTATATTCTGGAATATCCGTGCAGCATTCATTGTTTGGCTTCGGGTATCCGCTGGGTGAGCATCCGCAGTTTGACATATTATCGTTTACGATAGTTTCAGTTTCGTTCATCGCAAGTCTTTTTTTACCTTGCCTCAAAAAGTTCATATTCCGGCGCGGACTTCGCTCCCGATTCGGTGGCTGGCATGTAAACTCGCAGCCACCATGCCCCTGTGGGCTTTGGTGGTTTGCCTGTCTCAATGTGCCATCCCCCATACCCATCTCCATATTCTTCCTTGTAGCCAGCTATCTTCACATGGGCCTGCCGTTTAATCTCGACCTTGTTCTTGTGATTGAGCTTGATTCTCTCGATGGCCACCTGCCAGCTTTCGTGGACATGGCCGGATACCACGATATCTGCGTCCGAGACATAGACTGCTTGCCTGTTCGTTTGGATCACTCCCCTTGTGACTGGTCCTCCTCCTCCGCTGCCGTGAAAATACCAGAGGACTATTGATCCATGCTGGCGGTTTTTGTCTGACACTTGGATTCGCACGTAGCCAGAGTATCCTCCACGCCTAGCAATGCCTCCAGTTGATCTTATTCTTTCTGCAAGCCTCTCATTTAAATCGCTTTCGTGATTTTTGTTGATGGCCGATTCGTGATTGCCGTTTCCTCTCACGGTGAGGATCTTAGCATAAGGTTTAAGATATTCAGCCGCCGTGTTCACTAGGCTATCCAGATAGTTCCCATTCTGGTGTTCCGGCCTGATATCGTTCTTATGACTCCGTTTGTCATACTTTCCCTGCATGGCGCAGAAGAAATCTCCAAAGTCCAGCACTGGAGCATTACGCTCCAATGCGATGTCTAGGTGCTTTTTGAGCTTCTTTCGGTCACAATGCGGGTTGTCCCAGTGGACATCTGATTGGAGGAGGAACCATTGCTCATCCCCGACCTTGCCCATCTCCACATCGAAGACATGGACATTGCGGCTTACTTCTTTGAAGTTCCATTTACTCATAGGTGTTTTTTGAGTTCTTGCATGAATCTGTCATATTCTGACGGTTTCAAGTCATTCTTGCGGTTCGGGCTTACTGTTCTGTGATCGGTGACATCCTTTATCGTCAACGATAATCTATTCATGCGGGGGACTAAATACTCTATAGCAGACTCAATCATCTCTTTGGATAGTGGCTCTTTGTAGGTGTCTCCCTCAAACGCTACCCCAAGGCTCCAACTATTCAGATCGGGCCTGCCGCGCCAGAAGCTCTTCCCTGCGTGCCATGTCCTTTGATTGTCTGATGCTAGGATTGTGCGCTCTCCGTCTCGTTTAACGATACAATGGTAGCTAACTTTGCTATCTGGATTCAAGCACCAAGCAACCGATCCCGCGTAGCTGCCAGATGTATGGTGGAGGACTGCCGCCTTAGGTATGATTACTTTCCCCCTTGAGAAGTTAGGGGTTTGACGGCTAACTTCTTTATACTTGGGCTTCACTTGTCGTTCAGCGTCCTTATCGGAAGCTCGTAACTGAACGTCCCGTAGTCGGTCGTGAATCCGACTCGTAAGGTTTCGCACCCAGTCAGCAATAAGATTACCAACATACATAGTGCGGCAAGAGCTATTAGCGAGCGGTCGTTCATTTCTTTTCGCGGCGGAATACTTCGTATGCGCCAATGAGTCCGATGACCGCCGTGCTGATCGCGCCGAATTGCTCTGGGTCGAGCTTCAACCCGACAAGGGCGGTGATAGTTCCGATACCAGCCCAAGTGGATTTCTCCTTCAGGCGTTTGAGGATGGCTTCTACAATTTTCATAGTCTTGTTATCTTCTTCCACATATAGACGCATGTCAAGACGCCAGCGATCAAGCCGACGAATGCGCCCGAGATTCTTAATCCTGTTTCAAGGTGCGGGACGAGGGAGATCAACACCCCCGTAACTGAGGTGGCTGTTCCCATAATTCCGGTAAATGTAGGATGGTCGTTCATACACTCAAGTTCTGGAACCCACGGGCGATCTCCTGCGCGATCAAGAGTTCCTGCTGATTAGAGTTCAACACCGCAAAGCAACTAAAGCTAATCGGATTATCGTTACCGATACTCGTCGCTATTGTCAGGTATCGCTCGTATCTCATGGTGTCGGGGTTCTTTTCTTCTGTGCAGGCGAGGCTCATTTCTGTCTCCAATGGACTTCCACCTTGTCGGGGAACCACTCAAGATAACTTTCCCATTCGCTCTCCGGCCCCGGAGGATCGGCTTTGATGAGCGGAACGAGCGTTGGATCAACCCAGTCTTCCGGCAAGGGATATGGGCGAAGCGTGTCGATGCGGGGATTGCCCTCATCATCCAGCACAACGCTGGAAAGATACTTGTCCCCGTTTGCGAATATGAGTCCGTATGTTCGTAGCATAATATTAAGTTCCGTAAGCAACCTCAACTGCGTCCACAGACGCTACCCACCGCCAAGTTTCAGAGACGATTCCTGTCACCAAAATGCGGAGTGTGTCGTCTCCGTTGTTGGCAGATAGGGCAATCGTAGTTCCTGCGGCGTTATCTGTGCCAATCGTGACGGGGGCGTAGACCTCGCTGGATGTGCCTCCGACATTCTTCACGCAATATTGGCGCAGATAGTGAGCGACCGCAGAGCCGTCTGATTTCGTTCCAGTAATATTAATAGTGCAGGCTATGATCTTTCCAGATGGGATGCTGAGATATGTCGTAGCTCCATCCAATGCCATCTCGACTCCAGTGTTCGTAGTAGTCTTGCAGCGAAGGACGAAGCGGGCGCGTTGGGCGTCGCCTTGCGCGGAGAATTGCCCGGTTGAATGGGCGTGCATTCCATAACGATCTGCAAGCGATCTTTGGCCGCCAAGTGTAGCAGAAATTGTTCCCGATGCTTGATTGCCAGAACCAGAAGCAGTTCCTCCACCAATCACGGCTGATTGTGATCCACTCGCAAAATTGCCCTCGCCGCCCCAAGCGATTGATCTATATCCTTGCGATCTACAAGTATTACCAAATGCACCAGATAGATTTCCATCAGCTCGTGATGCGTATCCAGCTTGCAAAGCATAATCTCCGGGAACTTCATTTGCATTTGCCCTTAAAACTTGCAAATCCACCGCATAAATTCCGCGAGCATTTCCGCCGCTTACCGCGCCATTCGGCTTCGGCCCAAGGATGAACGCCCCCGTGCCCTTCGGCGTGAGGACGAGTGCGGAGTTGGTTGCGCTTGATGCGTTTACGATTGCCACATTGTCCTGCGTTGCCGTAGCGACATCATCAATAACAATGTTAGAGTTCTGAACAATGCCAGTTCCCACATCTGCGCGGAGGACAGCATTATCCACAGCGCCGACTGAACCGCCGATTCCTGTTCCTGTGTTAGTAAGAGTGCCAGCAGAAAGCGATAGTCCTGTGCCTACAGAGATTTCTTCAACAGCACCAGTTCCCGCCGTAGTGCGACCAAGAATGCGGTTGGTGGACATTGTCAGCTTGCTGACATCAATCGCGGCGGATGCAGAGACATCAGAGTTTGTGATTGTCGTAGCTGGACTTTGGAATACTCCATTAACAACCTTGACCACGCCAGTGCCTGTAACAGATGGCATGGTGCTGTGTGTGTGCGATGGGTATTGACCTCCAAAATGGAATGTGAGGCGGTTATTGTTCTGTTGCGCCCGACCATAGAGATAGACAACGATTCGGTCAGTTGCGAGAATCGTAGTCTGCGGCATGACCACTGATACAACTTGTTGTGTAATTTCTGTTGGATCGTAGATGTATGTGTCGTTCGAGGTAGCAAGCAAAACTGGTGCGTTTACCCCATCGTATTTACGAATCTCAATCTTGAAATAGACTTGGTTTGCAGAGTTTGTAGTAGTGCTTTCGACAAAGGTATTGAAGTCCCAAATGCCAGCAGGAATCGCCGTGGCTGAAGGGACATTCAGATCAGTTACAAACGAGGCGAGGAAGTCATAGCTCGCTGTAGAAAGGATTGGGGAGAGGTAACTAGTGGCAACCGTGTCCCCAACAAGTCCAAGTTCTTTAGTCGCATTAGGAGTTTGCGGGATGTTTGTCAGCGGAGCGTCTGCCGCCGTGTTGAAGTTGAGATAATAAACAACTCCACCGCCTCCAGAACCACCAGACGGAATGCTGCCGGGAACCCAATTCGTTCCATCATACTGAAGAACCTGACCATTGACCGGAACTGCGTTGCTTACTGGCCTACCTTGAAGTCCATCGACTGTAGGGTTCGGATATGTGCCAGCTAGGTCGCCGCCAGCGGGGCCCGTTGGCGATCCGCCGCCACCGCCCGATCCAGTATAGTCCAGCTTGCCTGTGAACGGATTGAATGTGAGTCCCATATTAGGAAATAGTTACATTGACGAGTCGTTCGTCGTTTGTTGTTGGGGGCTGAACAGCGTAAGTCAGCGTGAGTGTGGCAACAGGGCTTCCTCCGTTTGAGTAGACTACTGTGGCAATATTGTTTGTAGTGCCGTAGTATGTGATATCAATCTCGTCGTATTCGGGAATCTGGAAGCCTTGCAGTGCTTGAATCGCATCGGTGATTGCTACCTGTTGCTGGAGGAGTTCCCAGTTCTGCACATCAGGTGTGCTTTCCTTAAAGCAGTTTTCGGTTAGTGCCATAGTATTAAATTTGGTTTGCGGCGGGGGATCGAACCCCATCGCGGTTTATCGTTACCGATAATTAGATGATCGGCGGGACGGGATTGAAGGCATACTCAAGGGCTTCATTGAGGTGATACCATTGCATATCTTCAGTCATCTGCACGAAGCAGTTCTCCGAGATCGGTTCAATTGATCCGCCAATATAATGGAGGTTCACATAGAACTGATACATCTGGTTTGCTGGGGACATTGCTTGGTAGCATCCCAAAGTGACCGTAACCGCATTTTCACCAGCGGCGGCGTAGAGGGTTCGGAGCAACTGGTAAGACCAGTCCGAGTAAGGTAGATCGGTGAAACAAGCCATAATTTTATTCTGGTTAGGCGGGAGATTTAACGCCTCCCGCCCGATTGGATTAGTAGTAAACGCCTACGACATAGGCATTCACAAGCAAAGCACCAACGCGCCCGCCTGTATCAGCACCGGAAGCGACATTAGGTCCAGCATTCACATAGGTGAAAGTGGTTGTGTCTACAACGGTAACTTCCACTTGCTCAACATTGAACGAGGTATCGGTCATGCTGGCAATAGTGATAAGGTCGCCTGTGGAGAATCCGTGGGCGGCACCCGTAACGATAGTGGCAATGCCATTCGTGCGGGCGCGGGTTGCGGTGGCTTGACCAAGGCCGACTGTGGACTTGAGAAGACGGAGCTTGCGGGTTCCGGTGATCGTGCGGGGATTCGCAACGATGGTCATCGGATTGAAGGTGTCTTCGTTGTCCAAAGAATCTGTGATGGTCAAGGAATTGGTGATGTTTTCGCTAGTGGTTCCAGTATCAGCCACAACAATCGGGTCCGTAGCGGTGGTGCCGCGAGCGTATGCGATTTCGAGGATGATGCTGGTTGGGAAGAACTTGGTGTCCTGATCATTCAGAACGAGCAAGTCTGCGTTTCCAGAGGCGAGCAAGTTAACCGGAGTGGGACCAAAGAGGTTCACGCGATCATAAGCGAGAGGTCTGCGATTTGACATATTATTTAATTGGTTTTGTTGTTGTTGGGTTGCGGGAGGAGGGCCGTTTGACCCCCCTCCCTATTAGGGTTAGCTAGGGACAACGATGTCACCAACGCCTTCGCAGTTGTAGCAATCTGCGGGATCGGTCGGAGGTGTATACTCATTGAGCGGGCAGCAGGAACCGTAGAGGTTCTTGGTTTTCGGCAAGCGATGCAGGAAGACGTGGATGAGGGTCGGGTCTTTAACCTGCGCGGCGAGACGGAACTGGGCTTGGAAATAGCCCATCTTGCGCCAGCGGTTGCACTCCCAATCGGGGTTCTTCCACTCCCAGTCGCCAGCGTAGTTCTGGGTCATCATTTGGGCTTGGCCGTATCCGGTGGCGGAAGGCATCGTCCATTTGACCATCGCTTTGTTGACAATCGCAACGGAGATCGCGAAGTCGGCATTCTGGTAGTCCTTGTTCGGGACGTAGCTGCAACCGTTCTCCTGCACGATTTTGACGTAGCGAGGAACGCGGATGAGCTTGGCCCAAGTAGCAGGATCGGTGGGGCTAAAGGGACCAGCGGGCTGGTCAGGATCAGCGTTGAAGCGGGCTGCGTTGATGTCGTAACCGAAGGCGTAGTCGCCGATGACGCGGTTGACTCCGAGCTTGAGGCTGGAGAGGCGGGCGTCGAAGTCGGTATTGGCATCCCAGTAACCGTTGTTGCGCTTGGCTTGGAAGTAGAGTGCGCGTCCGACACGGGGATCAGGGATCACGATGTCGAGGAGTTGCATTCCGGTCTGCTCGGCGATATCCAAACGGAAGGCATCGTCTTCGTTCTGCAACTCAATGAGGGCATCATCAAGCATGTCGAGCGAGAGGTAAGCGATCTTGTTCAGGTCGGCAGGAGCGACTTTGACTTTGACGGAGCAGAGGTCGTAACCAGCGGTATTGTCAGCGGTGTGCTGAGGAATGAACCAAGCCTGATCGTCGAGGAGACCGCAGTAGGTTCCGTCGTCTGTAGTGAGGCCGACCCACTTGTGTCCGGCTTGACCAATGTAATTCGCACGGAGGAATTCCTCGTGGACGTTCTTGGTGATGCGGGCATTGGACTCTTCAAACTGAAGGATTTCCTCAGCGGGGAAGAGGCGATACAGAAGAGACTCGACGCAAATCCAGTCGGTGGTCATCTCTTTGCGGAGAAGCTCGAAAGTGTAGCTTTCGGTTCCGGGGCGCTGGATGACTTCAGGAGAGGAGTCACAGGAGTCGGTGTTGCAGTAGGTGTCGTTGATCTTGCGGAAAGGGGTGCAAGGATCGTAGAATCCACGACCAAAGCGGAATGCTTTCTGCTCGGTGGTGTGATTGAGGGGCCAAGGCTGCTCCTCGAAGCGGGTGAAGTATGTGGAGTTCGTGACCAACTTCTTCACATACAGGTCGTTGAAATACTCACGGCCTTCACGGAAAAAGGAGTCAAGTTCGCCACAGCTATTGAAATAGAGTTGGTCTGACATTTTATTAGTTTTGGTTTGTTGGTTTGGTTTAGTTTACACTTGCTCAACGGATCGAAATCCCAAAGCGAGTGCTTGGTTTTTCGAGCCGGAGTCTACCCTCGGTGTCCTTGCGGACCAGTCCAGAAACCGTTTGTTTGCGAGATCGGTGACTCGCCAGCCAGAGCGGACTGATCCCCCTAATTGCTCACGCTTTCGGCATACTCTGTAACTACCCTTTTACACTAGTCTATTGCGGTGTCAAATAAAAAAATTAAAAGGGGAGAAGATTTTTTTCTTCTCCCCTTTCGGTTGTTATTGTGCGCGAAGGTTAGGCTATAGCTAGATTGCGGCCTTGCGGCGTGAACCTTCCAAGTTTAGCAGCCAAACCTTCAGACAATGTCAGCTTGCGTGTCGGCGCATCTGTAGTGGTCGATGTGCTATTCACACTAGAGCTTCCCTTGAGCTTGCTGATATACTCGTCCTTCTCCCTAATCATCTCTTGCTGGGCTTTCACTAGAGCTTGGAGCTTCTTGTAGACCCGGCCTTGGTTGATCAGGCGATTCATGTCGTCCACCGTGGCAGGCTCGTCGCTCTGTTGGGTGGCGGCGAGGGCAATGGCATCGTCTTTCGATGTGTCGAACTTGATGCCTTTGTCCTTCATGTAGCTCACGATTTCGTCAGAAAGGGGTATATCTTTTTCTACCGCTTCTTGCTGGGCTTTGTAGCTGTCCCGCCATGTATTGATGAACTGGGTGCGGGCTTGCAACTCTTTCTGCTTCGCGGTGCGGGTAATCTCTTGCTTGGTATTCTCAAACTCGTAGAGGGCTTGTGCGTGCTTCTCGGTAGCCTGCATGAACTGGTCGATGTAGTTCAAGAACCGACTTTGCTTCACCAGCGGAAGCGAGTTTACAATCTCTTCCAATGCTTCGTCCCTCTCGCGGATGGCGATCTGGCGATCCTCTTCGTTGGCGTGCTGGAACTGGGCGGCGTTTGCTGTGATAGCTTTACTGAACAATGTGCCCAACTGTTGGTCTGTCCCGATCAGCTTCTTCGCCTCACCATAGTTATGCTGGATCGGCTTCATGTATTGCTCTTGGAATTCCTTGTTGCTGGTCAGGTCGTAGAAGTCCAGCTTGCTGCGAAGGTCTTGGATTTCCTTTGATAGCTGAGACTCCAATTCAGCCTTTTGCTCGTTTGCTTTATTAAGCTGATCCTGATAGTGGTTGGCCTCTGCCGTGGTTTGGCTACCTTTAACCAACGCTTCCAACTCTGCGATCTTTGTAGTGTATTTGGGAACCTCGTCGTTCTTGAACTTCTCCAACTCTTCCTTGAGGCGGCGGTTCTCCTCGATCTGCTTCTGCACGAAGCCGGGTTTTTTCTTCTCTGGCTGGATAAGAGTCTTTGGCTCCTCGTTATCGTCACCGATAATCTCCTCTTGCTCTTCTTGAATCCGCCCGAGCATAGGATCATTCACATTGGCTCCGCTTGGAAGCCCTGCGTCCGTTTGTTTCTTGGTGAACTTGGCAATCAGATCGGCGGCGTTCCCCTTAATGGGAATCTCCGCTTTCTTCTTGATGTCGCTGATGATCTCTTGGTTGTCGTTGGTATCACTCATATTCGGCTAGGTCTGGGTCGATGGTTGTTTCTATCGTTGGTTTGGTTTTGCTTTTCGCGGGTTTCTTGAATGCTCCTTGTGCATTTTCACCCAAGAATTCTACTAGGGCGATTGCATTGCGGAGAGTGTCAATCCCACTACTGGGCGCGGTTCGCATTAACAAGTATGCCTGCAATGCGTTCCATTGTTCGTGCGCTACTATAGCCGCGCACAAGGGCTTTATTGGGTCTTCGTTCATTCAGTTGGTTGCGCCGGGGGGCGTTGAACTGGTTGCTCTTCGACTTCCACTTCTTCCACTTCCATCTCCTCTGGTTCTTCAACTTCGTTCTCCATCTCGTCCTCGTCCTCTTCTTCCTCCTCCATGGGTTTGTTCTTTGCCATGGTCTTCTGAATCTCGGCGCGGGCTTTTGCTTTCTGGAGCGCGAGCTGAGTGATGCCTTGCTGCTTGCGTTGCTCTGTGCGCTGGGCGTGGCTGATAGATGCCTTGCCGATGGCGATGTCTGCCAACTTCTGCTTGGCGTCAATCTCGATTCCAGACTTGGCTGCGAGGAACTGGAGCTTGATATCCTCTTCGGACATTCCTTTTCCTTGGCTCTGCGCTTCGGCTTGGGCCATTTCTTGGTAGACTGCGTTGAGTTCGTCGCCCATCTTGCCCGCTTCGCCCATGCCTTGCATGAATTGCTTGAGGAAATCCTTCTTGCTCTCGTCGCGGGCGATGAACTCCACATGCGCCATGATGTGGCCACCTTTGAACTGGATCGAACGGACTGCCTTGGCAAGTTCCGTGACATCTCCAGCGCCTGCCTGCACCGCCTGCATGTTGGTTTGAATCTGCAACATGAGGTCGGCGAAGTGGCCTTGGGCGTGTTCGATGTGGGGATCGGTCGGCAACACGGGGAAGTTCGCAGGGTTCACGAACACATCTGTCATGCCTGCGTTCTCGAAACCAATGATTCGCATCGTATCGTCCACCTTGCTCATCTTGGTGTTGCGATACCTAGTAACATTGTCCCGTCCAGCGAGCGCGGCGATTGCGTCCTTAACCGCGTTCTCCTGCCCCTCGTTGGCCGGGGTGATGGAGGTGTAGCCCAGCAGTTTATCGGCAACGATAAGTTTGTAGCTCGGGCTTCCCGCACCATTGATTAGGTTAGAACGAACGCTGGTAATGTTCTTCCACTTGGCGGCTTCCTTCGGTGTGCCGAGTTCTTCCAGTATCTCGTAGAACTTCTGGACATATTCCCAGCCATCATCGTCCCGAGTCGAAGATACAAAGCGTCGGTAAAGCTCTCTAAAGTATAGCGTTTCGCACTCGTTGAATCGGCGGATTTGTGTGCCAGAAAGTTTGGCGGATTCAGCGGCGTCGAGTTCTGCTTCACCCTTGGTGCGTTGCTTTCCTCCAGCGTTGGGCGCGTTGATGCGATACTGCCCCATCCCACGGTAGAGATCGCCCATGTAAAATTGCATGAACTGCATGCTCTCCTGCACCGGAAGTTGGATGCGGTTCTGCGCGAACTTCGCTCCGTCTGGCATGATGCTCATTGGCAGCCATTCCATTTGCTTGAGCATCTTGGTAGCGTCGGGGGACTGGCCTTCCAAGAGGAGCATGGAGTTGAGGCGAACGGCATCCACGATGCTGTTCATGGTGAAGTCATACTGGCGGCAGGCGACGAATGCCGACTCTGCCAGACTCTTGATATCATGGAACATTCCCGAGCCAACCGAATCGGTCAGCATGTAGAGAATCTGGTCCCAGCTTTCATACATGCCCACCTTGAGGCACAGAAACCCGTGCTGCTCGCGCACGACATCTTCGCTGATTTTGTCGCCGGGGCGCAGGTTCTTGTTGATGTATTCGGACATCGGGTAGTAGTCCTGAAGGATTACTCCCTTGGAAATCTTGCCGTCAAACTCACGCCAGTAGATTTCGTATAGATCAATCTTCTGGTTCACGGACAATGACCAGTTGAAGCTGCCTTCCGAAATCATGCGGAAGAAGTCTTCGCGGGTGCGGTTATGCTCTGAAAAGGCTCGGTGGAATCGGATCGCGTCAATTACCGCGTCGATGTTCCATCCCATGTCTTTCGCGGCCTGCCCCTTTTCAACGATTTTGTAAAGTTCATAGGGGGTTGGTCGGCGGCGAACAACGAACTCTTCAAGATTGCTGAAATCAATTTTGATATCGTCGGGAAACAAGACATCAGAAAGGAAGACATGCTTGGGCATCCAGCCGACCGGACTTTCCCACATGCCGATGCCTTTTCCATACAGGAGCATTTCTTCAAGGTCTTGCTCCTTGTTATATAGATACCCCGGCCACTCTCGCAATGCTTGGTCGAATGCGTGCGTGATGTTCTCCGAGTGGACGAGCCTTTCTTTTTGGTTTCCATATTTAGTTGTGATTGTGGCACAGGCTTGGCGCTCTGTCAGGATATCATAGAACGAAGACTTCTGGTTGTTTACGATGAACTCAATCT